TTTTTAAAATATTATTTATAATAAATCATGAAAAAATATAAATTCAAAAAATATCACTTTAAAAAATATCGTTTCGCACCAGCAGCTCTATCTCCTATTGCTATTGTTTCAATCGTTTCTGCCTGTGTAACTGTTGTAACTACTATTGTTCTCTATGTTACTGGAGTTATTCCTGATTTTTTAAATATTTTACCAAAAAAATCATCAGATCCCAATATTGTTATTAATATTCCATCATCTGGAGCCACTGGTGCTACTGGTGCTACCGAGACTGAAAGTGTCACCACAACAGGAACCAATGATAACAAAAAATCAACTAACCCGGTTACCAGAGCAAAATATACACCATCACAAATTAAAGAAATATTATCAAAAATATATTTTGGAACAACTTGGACACAACTAACACCAACACAAAAGAAAAACATCGAAAACTCTATTCAAATTATAGATACATACAAACGCACAAAAGAAACATACCAAACCAATGATTCAGATGATTCCAATGATTTCACTATTATTTTTCCATACATTTTAGGACAAAATTATGGAAATTTACATAAAATTGCAGATTGGGCAAAAGATAATAATATAAAAATTCAATTCACACCAGAAACTAAAACTGAATTTACTGAAAAAATAAATAAAAACCCCGATCCTGTTCCGGATACCGATCCTGAAACTCAACCTGAACCACTAACTCAAACACCGACTGAACAAAACACAACTCCAACTAACCCATCCATTCCAGATAAAAGAACATCACTCACATGCAATTCACCAAATTTCTCAATTACTTGGACTAAAGAATCAGACCCACAAACAAACTTCAATACAGACATGCTAAATATTACTAACTATATACGTAAGCTATGGTGGAATACAGACAATTATAATCTAACGTTAGATGATAATTTAACAGATAAAGCTCAAGCATGGGCTTGTCATTTAGCTCATAATGTTGGTGCAATGCAACACGGTACCTATGCTGATCCTGTACCTACAGGTTGTCCACCAACAGATGGTACAATCTTATCAGCTTCACAAATGAATCATGGACAAAATATAGCTTTTAATGGTTGTCAAGGTAATTGTGCTTCGCAAACTCTTGGTACAGCAAAATTTGCAGTAAAGGGTTGGTTAATAGAATGTGAAGATTGTGATGTCTCAAATTCTAGACGTTGTACCGTAACAGCAAATCCGGGTAAAATGGTAGGTCATTTTACTCAATTAATTTGGAGATCTGCTAAAAAACTTGGTGTTGGTCGAGCAATTATTACTGAAGGTAATATAACAAAAGTATTTATTGTATGTAATTACGATGTTGGTAATGTAAAACGTAATAAAGATTACTGGTACGATGAAACAAATATGCCAGAAGGGACACAAATTACAAAATTATGTCCTGGTATTGTTAGTTGTCTTGATAATTTATAAATCCCACGGATCAAAATAAAATTTTCATATGAAAATTTTATTTTTATTATTCTCTTGTTGATAACTTTCTACGTACTGAGTTTTGTAAAAATGCCGCATACTCTTCCGTTTTTTTTCTTTCCATTTGTTCAGCTTCTTCTTTTTTAAGATTTTCGTACCACATTTTATATTGTTTTGAGTCGTATATCCGATACAAGATACAAAAAATATTAAAATAAAATTGATATGCAAAAATACTAATCATAACGATAACATAAGTAATATAATACATGATATTTTTTATTAAATACACCATAAATGGTAATTCAGTGCAATAAAACATTTATACATTTTAAATGAAATAATTATTATATATTTCATTTTTATCGGAAAAAAATTACATAAAAATGAAATATATGATAATTTATTGTAAATATTTTAATTATGCAATCATCTTCTGTATTTTTTCCGTATAGTTGGTATCTTGATGAAGAAGAAGAAGAAAGAACCGTTATCCGAATATATGGACTTGATAAAATGAATAAATCTGTCTGTTGTATTATCAACGATTTTACTCCATATGTTTATTTAGAATTACCAGATTCTGTCGATTGGAATGAAACAAGAGCCATGATTCTTGGTAATAAAATAGACGAAATGTGTGGTAAATCCAAACCAATCAATAAATCTCTTCAACTTAAAAAAAAATTATTCTACGCAAACGTAAAACAATCAAAAAATGGTTATCAACATAAACTTTTTCCTTTTTTGCTTTGCTCATTCGCCACTCAACAAGATCGAAAAATGTTTTCTTATAAATTTAATAAATTGATTAAATTAATCGGTATAGGTGATGTTAAATTAAAGGTTCACGAACAAGACGCATCACCTATTCTTCAACTTATCTGTCTTCGTAATATATCCACTGCTGGATGGATTTCTTTTAAAGGTAAAAAAATAACTGATTCAGATGAAAAATGTACTTCTTGTAATCGTGAATTTATTGTTAGATGGAAATCTTGCTCTCCGAATGATAAAATCGACACTGTACCTAATCCTTTGGTATTATCTTTTGATATTGAAGTTAATTCTTCAAATCCATCTGCAATGCCAAAAGCCGACAAACCTCATGACAAAATTTTTCAAATTTCTTGCGTATTAGGCGTCCAAGGATGTCCTGTCACAGAATATGAAAAATTTTTATTAACTCTCGGTGATCCTGACCAAAAAAAAACAGGTGATGATATCCTGATACGTAAATTTGACACCGAGTCTGACCTCTTAATGGGTTTTACTGACTTTATTCAAGAATTTAATCCTCAGGTTATTGTTGGTTATAATATTCTTGGTTTTGATATTCCTTACATGTCTGATAGAGCAAAATTTAATATGTGTTTCAACTATGATGTTCAAGGTTACCTTATTGCACATCACGCAAAAGAACGTGTTATTAAATGGTCAAGTTCTGCTTATAAAAATCAAGAGTTTCAATTTTTAGATGCAGAAGGACGTCTTTTTGTTGACTTGTTACCTCTGATTAAACGTGACTACAAATTTTCTAATTATAAATTATCTACGGTATCGGATTTTTTTCTTGGGGAAACAAAAGATCCTTTAAACGCACAAGGTATTTTTAAATGTTACCGTATTGGTATGTCTAATAGTCCGGAAGCTTCTAAAGCAATGGCTATTGTTGGAAAATATTGTGTACAGGATTCAGCTCTTGTTTTGAATCTTTTTAATACAATTGAAACATGGGTTGGTCTTTGTGAAATGGCTAAAACTTGTAATGTTCCCATTTTTGCTCTATATACTGCAGGACAGCAAATTAAAGTATATTCGCAAGTATATCTCTATTGTCTTCATAATCATTTTATAGTTGAGAAGGATGGTTATATTGCAGCTTCTGATGAACAATATGCGGGTGCAACTGTTTTGGAACCGATTCCTGGTGTTTATGATAAGGTTGTACCTTTTGACTTTTCATCTTTGTATCCTACAACTATTATAGCAAATAATATTGATTATTCAACTTTGGTACGTGATCCACGTATTCCTGATGAAGATTGTAATGTCATTGAATGGGAAGATCATATTGGTTGTGAACATGATACAACTTCAAGAACAACTAAAGTAACATCTGTGTCTTGTGCTCATCGTAGATACAGATTTTTGAGTTATGGTAAAGGACGTGAACATCTTATGGGTGTTATTCCAACATTATTGAAAAATCTTCTGGACGCACGTAAAGTAACCAAAAATAAAATGAAAGAACTTAAGAAAAAAATAAAAACCCTTGACACAACCACTGATGCAACGGAAATTGATCGTTTACAACGTTTTGTTGTTGTTCTTGATAAAAGACAACTTGCTTTTAAAGTGTCAGCAAATTCGATGTATGGTGCAATGGGTGTTAAGAAAGGATATCTTCCATTTATTGCAGGTGCAATGTCTACAACTGCAGCAGGTAGAGGTTATCTGATGCGTGCAAAAAATACTTTGGAAAAAAAATATAAAGCACAAATTATATATGGTGATACTGACTCATGTTATGTGCATTTTCCCGAACAAAAAACAGCTCAAGAATTATGGGATCATTGTTTAGAAGTTGAACAAGGAATTCTTGATGATGGTGTGTTTCCAAAACCTATGAAACTTGCTTTTGAAGAAGTTATTTATTGGCGTTTTTTCATTCTTACAAAAAAACGTTACATGTCTTTGGCATGTGGTCGTGATGGTGTGGTTGGTACAAGTATTGAAAAAAAAGGTGTATTGTTAGCACGTCGTGATAATTCTAAATGGGTCCGAGAGTTATATGCAATGGTTGTTCACATGATTTTTGATAGAAAAACAAAAGAAGAAGTCATTGCTGCAATTTTGAATGAATTTGAAAAAGTCTCAAGTGGAACATATCCACAAAAAGATTTTATTGTCACAAAATCAGTAGGTGAAACATCTGATTATAAAATTCGTGATATGCCAACTGATCAGAAAAAACTAAAAAAACGTCTTCAAGAACTTAACTTTAATAACCAAATTATTGATATATTTATGAAACCAGAAAAAGAACTTAATGCTCATGATCGTTTTGTAAAACAACAAGCAACTGATCATTATATATCTCTTCAATTACCTGCTCAAGTACAATTAGCTGAAAAAATGAGACGCAGAGGTTTACGAGTTGATGCAGGATCACGTATTGAATATGTTGTAACAGATATGGGTGGATTAAAAGCTAAACAATTTCAAAAACTTGAAGATCCAGAATATCAAAATAAATATTGTGATTTAATTCGTATTGATTATCTGTATTACATTAAAAATGCAATCAACCCATTAGATCAAGCACTATCTGTCGCATTTAAGACAAATAAATTTACAGAAAAACAACATAAACTTATGTGTCAAAAATATAAATACCTCAGACAATTGGAAGATTTGCATAGACCAAAACTCTTATTTGATGGTATTGACGATTCTGTTAAAGAAATAAAAAAACCATCAAAAAAACCATCAAAAAAATCATCCACAGTACCTGAATTAATTTTTGAATAAAATATTTTATTAAATTTAATAAAATATTTATTTCTCAAACAAATCAAAAACTTCATCAGAAATCTTCGCAACTACTTGACTATAAGAATTACAATATAATTGTGCATTGGTTTTCCAATCCATTACATACCCATCCTCATATGTAATATACGGCATCATATGTTCAAGCTGTTTACCTGATTTTTCCCAATGCGGAAATAAAATATGACTGATTGTCGCATTGTTATGTTCTGGATATCTTTTGTTATGCAACGCACTACTGAGACAAGACATGTTAACCATAATACCATTCTGATTAATTGTATGACCTTTTTTAAACATTATTTATCTTGTTATTCTTATCAAAAGATAAATAATAAATCATTTTTGTTTTTCTGAACGAAACATATTATAAAATTCCATATATTTTTCATAAAATTCTTTTGACTCCGTATCTCTCTTTCTCGAATATTCTAACAATTCTTTATATGACATACTATTCTTATGTTCTGGATAATCTTTTTCTGAATCATTTTCTGCTATTAAGATATTTAATTGTTCTGTTAACCATATTGCTATATCAAGACAATTACAATAAATAGCCGTGTGAAATGGTGTATGTGAATCTAATTTATGTTGTACATTCAAATCTCCGTTATAACGATGTAGTAATTTAAGCATTGGTAAATCATTATACTGTACTGCTAAATGACAAGGTGTATGACTTGATGAATTACATGGAAGGTTTGCATGTTTATTACTATCTTTTAATATAATTTCTATATCTTCAAGATTACGATGTTCCAATACATCTTTAAAATAAGCTCTTTTGTATCCATTTTCTTGACACAGTACATCATATTTTTCCATAACTTCTTGAACGTTCATTTTTAATATTATATTTTATTTATTAAATCATAATTTATTATAATTTTTATCCATACCAAGTCATTAAACAATACGCTTGATTCATCAGTAGACAATCTGACATATCATCTTGTTGTTGTTTATATTCATGTTTTGCATCAATCGATTCTAATGATTTTGTATCATTTCTTTTATTAAGAATATCCATGGCTAATCTGGTTGCCCATTTCTTACGATTATCTTTAATTTCTTTCGTTTTTCCATTTTTAAAATGTTTGGTAATTGTTCCAAAATGTTTGGGTGCACCCAATAATTGAGTTTTAAGATAAGCAGAAAATTCAATTAATTTAGGACCATTTCCTTTATAACGGTAAATAAAATAACTATAACAATGTTGTGCTAATTTCATTGCCATAGTATTTTGTTTACCTGTACCAAAGGACATTTGTTTTTCAATCAAGATGACAGCACATTTATCCCAATAATCATTATATTTGGTTAAAACTTCATACATATTGAGATATATCTGTTCTTCCAAGATAGTTTTTCCGACAGCATCTGTAGTTAGATCATTATTTGAAATCAAAACTATATTATTCATTTGATATAATGATTCCAAGATATTATCAAAATTTTCTGTTGGTGTACCTATTAATTCTTTTGACGATTTATTGTCATGATAACGAGATTTTTTAGGAATAATAGATTGTTTTGATAATTTTTCAAGAGATTTGGTATTTAATTTTTCAATCACAAACGCAAAATTTTTTTTACCTATATCAAACGATACTATATATTCTTTTGAATGTTTAATATTGCTATTCAATTCTGTTGAATTCGACATTCTATTTAGTCTTTATATCTATGATCTTTAGATAATAATTTTATAAAATTATAAAATTATGTTAAATAAAATTATGTTAATTAAGAAAAAATTTGTTTAAGACCATCAATAATTCGAAATAGTTCACGATCATTAGAATAATCTTTATATGATACTTTATAATTTTCAGAATCATACTCCAATATATTTTTTATAGCATTCTGATCAGCAGAATCAAACATATTAAATAAAGGTTCTGAACTAACATGTTGAAGATATGGTTCAACATATAATGTTCTGTTAGGTATAGTAGAATACCAAGGTTTGTCGTCAATTAAAATAGAATTTTTTTGAATTTGTTTATAATAAGCATTAGAAAATCTGTCAAAAATACAATTATATCTATCATATATGGAATCAATGGATAATTTTGGTATACCTGCGTATTCTTCTATACAACGAGCGATCCAAAAAACATAATTGTTATCATTTGTAGCAGCAGTATATATGGATATAAATTTAATCAAACCATTATTTTTTAAGGTTACAAGATATTGTAATAGTTCTTTTAGTCCGGGTCGAAAGGCACCATTATCAAAAAACCATTTAAAATCAGAGTAGGAAGGTAATTCTTGAGTATCTTTTTTATAATGTTGCCAAATATTTAAAAATAAAGATGATTTGCTGATGTGTCCGATAGTTTCATCCATGTCAAGATAAATTTCAAAAATTGGATCAATCAATGATAAGTTTGAAAAATTATAATCATTAGTAGTATAAAAATCTTCGGAATTATTAATTCCCTGATTACCAAATGTAGGAATATCTGGTATAAAATCGTCCATAAAAATGGTTTCAATATTTTCTGGAATATCAATAGATAATTTATTTGATTGAGACATTTATAATATATAAATAAAACATTTTTATATATTATTTTTTGTAATGCGTAAAATATTCATACAGGTACTCCACAATACATTTTAGGCAAGGCTTTGTCAGGATCATATATTTTAGCTTTAGCGCCAATATTAAGAAGATTTTTAAATATTTTAATGTATTTTTCAGTATGTCCTTCTTCATCACAGAAAATGTGAGCTATTTCGTGTAATAAAACGTAAGTTAGTAGATTATTATCATAATATTTGCCTGTGTCTGGATCAATAATACAGAGATGAACATGATTTTTATCGATGGTGTATGATTTTTTGTCTGGTTGCAATTTAATGTTGCTTAGTTGGTATTTTTCTGTATCAGATAAATAAGGAAATAATTTTTCAATATTGGATTGTAACAAGTCTAATTTTGGTTTATGTTTTAAGATAGAATCATTGATATTTTGATTGTTGATAAATTTTTTGATGCATAATATAATAGGTACGGTTAATATTATAATAAAAAATATTTTAGATGGATATGACATTTAAATTATATTGTTTTATATTATTGTTTTATATTATTGTTTTTATATTATTTTTTTTATAAAACAATAATATAAATATGATAAGTATGTCATATAATTTAGATAAATGTTATGTATGTAATAATGCGAATGCATCTAATATAACTGTTTTAACTTATTCAGATCGTAAATACACAAGTTGTAAAGATTGTTTTATAAATATACGTGAATGTATAATCCCAATAAAAGAATTTGAATATGGAATAATTTTAAATTATGAATATTTTGATGTTGATATTAATTTGAATGAAAATAATTTTTTATTCAAATATATTCAACATAATAATCATACTGAAAAAGTTCTGTTATCTTCTGTTATTAATCACCATATAGAAGTGTTACCAAAATTAAATAATTTAATAAAAATATCAGATATAGACTTTTATAATTCTGATTTTGAATTATATTCTGATATTGATATGCTGGTTAATAAGATAGAATCAAGAGAATATCAAATAACCGTACCTATATTTTTTACCAGAAAATTTAGACATAGAAATTATGCAGAAATTGACATGTATGATTTCATCAAATTATACCAAGAAAATAATAATATAGGATTTTATCAAATTGATATATTAAAATATCAAGGTTGTGATCAGAATATGTTGTATAGAATTAATTTATTAAATAACATATTTTTTAAAATAATGTTAAGGTATAATAAACTTGCGAAATTTATATTAAAAATATCAAATAATACTATGAACAATTATTTATCATTATTACCAGAAGATATTATATATATGATTATCAAATTGATTGGAAAAAAATAGTTAGTTCTATATATTATAAAAATGATTTTAAATAATATAATTGTAAATAATACAAGATATTATGACTGAACATTTTGAAGAAATTGATCGTTTACAAGGCAAACAATGTCTATGTAAATTTCTACAAAGTCAAAAGAATGTTGAAATTATTGAAAAAAATATTTTTAATGTTTCAGATACAGAAAAAGATTATAAAACAAATATTTACAATGTTATTAATAATTTGATTTTAGGAATAGATTTAAAACAAATTTTAAACGATTTGAAACATGAAAAAGTTATATTTAATATGGAAAAATTTGATAATATTAAATTTTCTATATCGGAACAACAAAAATTTTTAGAAAAACCATTTGAAGTTGAAGAGGGTGTTCTTCAATGTAACAAATGTGGTAGTAAAAAGACCTTCTCTTTTAGCAAGCAAACGCGTGGTGGTGATGAAGGTACGACTGTATTTGCACAATGTGCAAACTGTGGTGTTCGGTGGAAAATGTAATTTTTTATTTTATGGTTATTATAACCTGATAAAAATAAAAAATTTAAAAAAACATATAATATGAAGATAATAAAGAAAGAATAAAAAATAATATATAAAAAAAATTATCACTTTCTTTTGGTTCTTTTTTATTACATACAATATTATTTGCCAGATTCTCAATTTCATTTAATTCACTTAACAATTCATCATGTTGATTATTAGGGTCTTTTTGCTTGTTTGTCTCACAAGAAAGTACAGGTTGTTCAGATTTATCAAAATCATCATATTTAAAATAATCATAAAATTCAATATCATCTATTGTATAATTTGTAATATAATACTGATTATTATTTATAGCATTCGGATTAACATGTAATAATTTGATATTTGGATCATGTGATTTGTATAATAAACTTCTGATAAATACAGGTTCTGTTTTGTAAATATCATAATACTTGGAAAAATTAAGAATAATATAAGTTATCATAGGATAATTTGGTGCAAATCCCATGAAATATCCAAGGGGATAAATATAATTTATGTTATCAACATATTTGGTATTATGAGCAATAAAATTATTTGCGAATAAATCTGGTGATAGATTTTTAATACATTTGCTTTTAATATCCATGTATATTCCACCATATTCTTCAAGAATAAAATATTTTAGCATATATTTAAAATAAAAATTATATTCTATTGATGCTTCAGTGTTTTCAAATAATTTCTTAAATTTATCATAATAACAATTGAAATTCTTAAATTCTATATTGTTGACAGATTTAAAATCATCTGGTACAATATCAAACCAAACTATAATTTTTAATGATTTATTTAACAAATTGTTGGATTGATACGATTCAATAATGTTGTGTAGTATTTTTTTATCAATATTTTTTTTATAATATATGATATGTATGATATGTGGAATAGTACTTTCTTTGATTGTTAAATCTGTTGGAATATTATCTAATTTGTTATATAGTTCTATGTTTTTTTCGTCTTTGTCAATTTTATTGTTAAAAATTTCTTCATATGTAAAAAATTTATCTTCAAAAAACGTAGAAAATCCAAACAAATCATCATTTACGAAATTTTTAAACATAAAATTATCTTTTTTTATACCATTAATGGTAAAAATTTTTTCTAAATTTTCACCCAATTGATTTTTTAAATATTCTAAATACGATTCATATGTTGTTTCATTTACATCAAATTTATTAATCAACTGCATCGCCGATTTTACCTTTTCTTCTGTCAATTCATTTATTTCTTGATTTTTACCTTGTCTTTGATAAGTTTTATTTTTTAAATCAACTAATACAACGTACCAATAAAGATATAAATTAAAAACATTTAAATTTATGTCTTTATTATTTGGTTTAGAAACATCATTATTAGAAGCGTTCTCATTATTTATTTTTTCAAGATTTCTATTTACTTTGTTAATTAGTTCTGTTAGTCTGGAAATAGTACGTCCATTTTTTGTAACTTTTGATGTTTTTGAACTTGTTGCTTTTGTAATGATTAATTCATTTTGTGTATTATCTTGATTAGAATTATGTAATTGTTGAGATGTTGCTGGATCGGAATCATTTAATATTTTTGATAATTTTTGTTCTGCCTCATTAGAAAAATTTAAATGTTCTAAATTTTGTTTTAGATTGTTATTAGAAAAATAATTGTCCATATTTTATGTATTCGTTATTTTTTTAAAATTTATTAAAAATAAATATTTGTTTATTTATTTTTAGATATGAAATATATTAAACTGTTTATATATTTATTATAAATTTAATAAAGTTACATACTCAGGTTTTGAATCAACCTTATATCCAAAAATTTGAATATTATTTACAGAAATTTCTTTTGGATTAAATTTAATATTTCGAGATGTTAAAATTTTTTTAGAATTCTCTGTTTCCGATTTTTTAACTCTTGTTATTTTATTATTTTCATTATAATATATTAATTCAAAATTTCTAACTATATCAAACATAGGTACTGATTTATTGTTTGGATTATAATTATACTTTTCCCAACTTAATCCTATATTATATGCATCCGAAAAAATATTAGTTGGATTACATAACACAATTTCTTTAGAAATCACTGAATTTTCTAATAAATAAAGATTTTTATAACCTGGTATTGGTACCTTTGATAAAATTATACTATTTTTTCTCATATTATACCATTCTTTAATATCTTGTGTAGTTTTTAATATAATTTCATTGTTGTATTTATGAAAATCATTAATAGAATTATAAAAATTTTTCATATTAACCCGATCTTTATAATATTTTATACAATTCATATTATTTATATATTTTTTTTCACCATAAATTATAAATCTATTTAGATTTAATATTTCCGGTATTTCTTGTTGTATTGATAATCTAATACCATATATTATCCCACGTATTAATTTTTTGGGATCTTTATCACAAATTATCAATTTTTTACTTTCTATTATGTTAGAATTTTCTAAATTAAAACTACTACCAATGTCTTGATAAATATGATGTTCTTTGACTACCATGCATTCTTTAACAAAATTATTATAAATTGATTTACCATAATTTTCCGCCATCAATTCCACATAATTTATATTTTTTTCATCTAAATAATGGGAAAACAAATACTTTGCATATTCCATTAATATTACTGATGATTTTAACATGTAATTATAAATATCTAATTTTGATTCTTCTATCGATGTATTAAACTCATTTGCTTTTAATACTATTGTTCTACTATCTATTATTTTACTCATCTCTAAATCAGAACTTTTACCGTAATCTATTATAAAAGTCATAGATATATTATTATATTTACAATGTAATTCTGTTAATTTATCCACACCTTGTTCATCTTTATAAGATTTATGTGTAATCACACCCCCAATATATTTAATAAAATCAAGACATTCTGATAAAATAATTGGTTTACATGAATTTATAATATTTTCTGACATAACAGCAAAATTTGGTAATGGATCTGTCAATACTGAAAAAGAATTTTCTTTATATCTTATATTTAATATCCTTGTTTTTCCATATTTATCTATATATTGAGAAATAATTGAACATGTTTTACTAACCTTTTCACTAACTATTTTATCAAATATTTCTAACTTATTATTTATTCTATTCAAAAAATAAGTTTTATTTATTTTATCATATAATTCATTCAATTTATCATATAAATTATTACTTTTATCAATTTTATTAAACATTATTTCAATACCACTCTTTGGTTTTTTTATCTTGAATATAATTAATTCACATTGAGATTCATTTTGCTCTAATTTTTGATTATCTTTATTTGATTCACTCATCATAATATCAGAAGAAAAATGTTCAAATATTAAAACTGTCTTATCGTATAAATTATTCCATCTTAAATAATTATTTGTATGATTAGGTAATACAAAATCTCCTTCATTATTATTTCGAGTAAATATTATTATATTACATTTGTAATACGTTTCTAAAATACTAATATACCTTTTTGGATCAAAATAATAATTCATATTTTCTATATTTTTGATTATTTCTGATTCATTATACTCATAATTTGTTTGTCTTAACATATTTATATGACTTTTCGTTTGAATTTCTCTTAAAATTTGAATTCTTTTTTTATTTAAATAATCAGATATATTTTTTGCATTTTTTTCTAACTCATTCGTATTAAACACATATTCTAAACATTCTATAACACTATTTTGAGTTTTATTCATACCTAATCTTAAATAAGTAGCATTAAAATATGAATTCAATAACGTATCAATATTTTGTGAAATTGTCGCCTCTTTTCTTGCTTGTAATACCCTTTTTCCCGTTTCTATTCTCTGATTTCCCAAATCTTTAACATCATCTTCATCTATATCATTAAAATACTTTTTCCAATGTCTTGTACCTTTTTGTACTCTCGAAAAACAACATGGTATATATGGATACCTATCTTGCGTAATTTTGCTTGAATTTGTTGTTACACCCGGATATCTAAATTCTTTAGATTTTTCATCATCATTATCACATATATATACGTGTTGTTTTCCATACGGTGCATTATCTTTCGGAAATTTCATTATATCGTATTCTTCTCCATTTTGCATAATCTTCATATTTTCAAAATCTGCACTATTTATTTCATCCTCAGATAATACTCTGGGCTCTCGTGCTTTTCTACATTGTCTAACATATCCAGTTTCTCCTCCAAATAAAACAGGATCGACCAAATTTTTTAAATATTCTTTTTTAGTTCCTTTAAATTCTTTGATCTCATTCTGTTGTAATTTTTCAGATGTTGATAAAAATTTATTATATTCTGATAATATTAAATCTCTCTCCTCAAGATATATTCTCATAAATTTATCAAATTTCAGTTTAAAATTTTTCAATACATCAATATTATTCGTTTTTGTCACACGAATTCGTATATAATTACCACCTTTCTTAAATTTACCTTTATATTGTTCTTTTAACAATTTATCTTGTTCTCCCTGAATTACTTGATTTGTTATATTACATGTTACACTTTCATTATCATCTTGGTAATATAAATATAATTGACTCTTTATTTTATTATCCAACTTCGATTTTTCATCTATCTTCATATATTTATTTACATATAAATTATTCATTACCATATCGCTAAATATATTTAAATTTATATTATTATCAGGATAATAAAATACACCCGCAATTGATATATTATCTACAGATTCAACCTTTTTATCATTTATATTTATTACTTCCATTAATCTCTTAATCGTTTCCTGTTGATTTATCCCTTTATGTACTATTGTGCTCATTAATATCTCAATATTTTCATGATTTATTGTTATTTCTACATCTGTATACTGCTCCGTTATTTTCTTTTCATTAAATTCTGTACTACTTAATAACTTTAAAATTATTTTATTTTCTGATATATCATCCAAATTATCTAACCATTTTTCAGGTATTTCTATATTTTTATATATTTTATGATATTTACCACAACTTACTAACACCACATTTATATTTGTATTAATCATATCAAAAAATTCAATAGTCTCATAATTCATCTTATTATTTAATTCAATCTTAAACATACTCCTATCTAATTCAAAATTTGTTGATTCTATTCCTACCAATTTATTAAATTCTTCATCAAATATCAATTTATTTAAAAACTCTTTCTTCATCTTTTCAAACTCTTTTCTTCTTTCCCCATTTATGTATTCACTCAAATCTTTATTCTCTACAGCATCTATTATCATTTTATTTATCGTCTCATCATTTACTCTAAAACTCTCATCAGCTTTGTATTGCAAAAGAAAAAATCCATATTTTTCAAAATCCAAATTTAATAAAAATGCATTAAAAACATCATCTTTACTTAATTTATATTCTTTATACTTCGGATTATTCTCTATAAAACTCTTAATTTCTCCATATATATCATCGTTTGCCCTCTTTATACTATTTATAATCTCTTCTATATTTTCAAATTTTCTTTCAGATATATATTTAATATAACGGGGTAATGTATATTTGTTTTCTCTAGAATTTCTTGGATCTAAACAATATTTATAAATTTTTATCTGTTCACTATCATCTTCATTTATATCAATCTTTCTTCTATTTATTGCTTCTGACATATTTATTTTATATATTATCTTTTTTAAAAATCTTACAATTTTTAAAAAATTATTATATCCATATTTTTAACGATTTATTTACACAATCATTATCATAAATACGATGATGACCATAATTTACCCCAATCTCTTGAATTTCTCTTATACATCGCACTATCTAACATCCACTCCGCATATCTCAAACGATCTCTCATATACTGATCTTTAACAACATGTTTCATACCATTCGTAATTTCCTCTCTATGATACTCAGGTATCAAACCACCCATCGGATCTTGTCTAATTACATTCGTATTATTACTCTCTAATATATAATTTGGCTTTTGATTCGCTTCAAGATCTTGTACTGGCAAATAATATTGTATCTGTCCAGCATTAATAGATTTATATGATGTATAATTTTTCCCATAATTCCTCAAATTTTCACCATATATCTTTTCTAATTCTATTTCACTTGTGACGGGTGGCTGATCTAACATTATTTTATCCCATGTTTTATTATCAGTTAAACGCGGATCACATTCTCTTGTATAAACATTATTACATACCGTCTGGGCATTATTTTGGGCTTGTTTAAATTCAATATCATGTTTTGGACCTATTTCACAATTTATGTTTAAATATAAATTACTTTTCGTCGGTCCTTGCCCCATTTTTATTACTCTTTTTTGATTACAATCATTTTTTGTTATTCCACAATTCTCATCGGCAATTGATTTTGGCTCCACATTTATAAATTTTTTCAAATAAATATCATCATGAATACATTTACTACAACTCTCATAACTTCCATAGCTTTTATATTTTTTTTCCATCTTTTTATTATTATTAATTTAATTTTTATTTCTTTTAATAAATTTTTTATCATGCCCGCAAAAAAATTAAAATCAACAATCTTTAATAAATCACCCATAAATTTTTTACCAGATGTCTTACCATTTAACACTCAAACCAACACATTTCATCTTACTAATCTTAATCAAATTACCATACACAACAAACAAGACCTCAAAAATTACCATCAACGTTTTCTACCAAAAAAAACCACACAACAATTCCATTACCTTATCGATCACAACGATATTTCTATTGATATTACCAATTCAGGAATTTTCACCACTCCAACACCCGATTTATCACACCCAATTACCATCACAACAAACTCTACAATCAAACTCGGCAAATCAAAAATTAAACTCAACGATAATTTTACACAAAAAAATCCAATCTTATTACAAAAACTCGCCAATTTCGGCCTACAAACTCTAACCACCAAAAATATCAGTAAAATTATTAACAATCTCCTTCATGCATCTGATGAAAAACCCCTTGATATCGATCATAATGATCAACCTATTGATAAAACTCCAGAATGGTACGAAATATTATTAAACGGTCAATGCGGCTTCAATTTTAATAGATACAGACCTCCTGAAACACCCATACCACCTCAAACTGAAATTCTTGCAAGAAAAACTTCCATCATCAATAACATATACAATATGATCACCAACATGGACGCTTTGAATGAAACTATACCTGAACTTAATTCTGAAGAATTACTAATTTTTTCTCGAATTATCTTCGGTGACCCAACTGAATATCATGGAACTTTACCACCTTTAGAATCTTTCTATGTTGATAAACCTATACAAACTCTAATTAATGATCTCTTAACACCCGCATATACTACTATGATCTTATTCTCAAAATATCTACCAGATACAGCTATGGCAGATGTATCTTCTTATCTATTTAATACCTTAAACATATTTTCTTCTTATAACACCAATTTTGTATCTATTCCGATTTGTTTAGAATTATATGCAAATTTTAATAAATTATTTTATATTGTATTTCATGATTATGTTACTACTATTATTAATCAACATGTTGATTCTCTTCAATTAGGAAGTGTTGATAAACATATGTATCTAATTTTACTTCAAGAAAATTTGATATGGGTTGAATCAGGTAAACTTTTAAAAAAACCATTTATTAAACCAAATGAAATTCAGCAAAAACTTCAAAACTCCATTAATGTTCACTTACGTAAAATTTTCACTCCAAGACCTACTCATGGTTCTGTTAAAATTTATAACGAACAAGCATTTCCTTTATTTCATTTAAAATACGGAAGACGCACACCACAAAGTTATATTACAAATACTGATGGTACTCTTGATTTATCTCAAGGCTTGTCTCAAGATTCTGATGATTCTGAAGACTTAATTATTACTATTGAATATCGTGCTTCAGATTTTTCAAATACTCAAGATCCAGTATACTCTTTAAATGGAACTAAATATGATAACATTTTTGAATTTCACCATAATGTCAAACAACAATTACTTCAAAAAATTAATATCTTAGATTCTCAACCAAAATTATCCACATCTAATCATTCAGGATTATGGTCTAAACGTGATAATTCACAATCTATTGACTCAGATAACACCATTATTGATCAGAATCCAACCGATCAGAATCCAACCGATCAGAATCCAACCGATCAGAATCCAACCGATCAGATTCCCGGCTCTGGAAGTAATATGGTTGAGTCATCCGATGAATCATCAGATGAATCATCAGATGAATCATCAGATGAAGTTTTTGAAATTGAAGAAATTGTTAGTCACAAAACTATTCGTGGTAAATTATTATTTCGTGTCAAATGGTTTAATTATGATTCTAAACATAATACTTATGAACCTGAAGAAAATTTTCTTGGTAATGATGCAAAAAAAATTTTACACAATTACGCTAATTCTAATAATTTACCAATACAAAATACCGGAAATGATTCATCTGGTTCCGCAACCGAACCAGATGATTCTGCAACCGAACCAGATGACATTACAGACGTATCTTCCAACAATACTATTCCTGATTAATAATTATAAATCGGCGTGTCGCTAAAAATGAATTTTCATAAAAACTTTATAAAAATTTATAAAATGTCAGAAATTTTTTCCAATCTTTTGGAAAAATTTAATTCGAATGATTCATATTCAGATGATTTACATTCTAATGATTCAGATTCTAATACGTACCAAGATATCTTAGAAATACATCCAAATCAAACAACAGAAAACTTCCATATTACATGGAACCCGCAAACTATTATTGATGATTCTAATTATAAAAAATTTAATGAACCTCTTTACAATACACTATCACAATTTCTTAAACAATATGATTTCCTAACTAATCATAATTTACAACATTTAGATCCACTTGATAGTGTCTCATCTTTAAAACAAAATACTATTGTTGTATCTTTATCAGGTGGAGTTGATTCTATGGTTCTTATCAGTATTCTTATTTTAATTAAAACAATCATTGTATTTGAAGAAAAATATAAATTCAACTTTTCTATACATGCTATTCATATTAATTATGGTAATCGCCCAGAAACTGATATTGAAGAAGAATTTTTAACAAAATGGTGTAAAAATAACATGATCGAAATAACCATATATAGAATGAATGATTATAAAAGAGACAATCAAATACGATCCGAATATGAAGAACAAACAAAAAGAATACGTTTTGAACTTTACAATCAAATCATTCAAGAAAATAACGCCATAGGCATTTTTCTTGCTCATCACAAAAATGATGAACAAGAAAATACATTTACAAACGTATTAAACGGACGTAGCTTACTTGATTTATCTGTTATGAAAGAACAGACAACAAAAAATGGTATCAACATATTTAGACCTTTTATCCACAATAATAAATCAGATATATACAACTTTGCTCACAAATATTCAATACCTTATTTTAAAGATACTACTCCAGATTGGTCTAATCGTGGTAAATTGAGAAGACAAATATTTCCATTATTAAATGATGTTTATAGTGAAAAATATATACATAATCTCGATAAAATTGCTAAAGAATCAACAGAACTTAATCAAATTGTTATGTCTTGTATCGTAAAACCATTTATTAAAAATAATGTAGAGATTACCTATATACAGAATATTTATAATAATGGTAACATAAGTCCAACAAACAATAAACCAATCGAATCGATCAAGATCAAGATATCTGATTATTATACTTTACCAATAACTTTCTGGTCTTATGTTTTAATGAATATTTTTCACAAACTCAATATATCAATGATCACTAACAAATCTTTAAATGTACTCGTTTATAAAATTAATACACAATATAATGGTAAATTACCTATATGTAAAAATATGATGTGTCATCTT